CAAACCGCGGTGCGTGAAGAAGGAAAATCCTTCCTGATGTCGAAATATGATGTCAGAAGGAGATGATCATTATGACTGAGTGGAAAAAAGAAATCTCAGATGTGTTCGTTAATTTGGAAAATCGCAGAGTAGAAATTCATCAGTCTCTACGTGCACTCTTAGATGAACTAAAACAAGAACCTGGGATTAGGAGAATTGAGTTTGATTTCATTGACGAGGCAACTTTAACATGGAAAGTTGGCATAAATGGAAAGGAATACACGATAACCGAAGATGAAGTGTCTACTAAGCAAAAATTCCATGGCAATGGGTTTGACCTACAACATCGAGAAATTGAACTCGATATACCGGCTGCTTTAAGGGAATTGTTGGTTGAAAAAGTGAAATCTCCGTTCTAACAGCACCTTCGGGTGCTTTTTTTATGCCGGCTTGATTAAATAGGAGGCGATATCAGGCGTTTGGTTTTTGAACGTCCGAATATAGGCAGAATTACATAGAAGGGCAGGACAGGGCCGTAGCGTTACTGTACGGCCCTGTTTTTGCATCCCCGCACGTGAAACCGACTCAACACAAAGGAGGCGTCCTTGTGGACATCAGAATCATACCAATCGACCGCATCAACGCAGCAGCATATAACCCGCGTGTCGATCTGCAGCCTGGAGATCCGGAATATGAGAAGCTGCGACACAGCATCGAAAGCTTCGGGTACGTCGAGCCGATCGTTTGGAACGAGCGCACCGGCAACATGGTCGGCGGCCACCAGAGGTATAAGATACTGGTTAACGACCTTGGCCACACCGAGTTGGAGGTTTCCGTCGTAAACCTGGACGATGAGCAGGAGCGGTTGCTCAATTTGGCTCTGAACAAAGTATCTGGACGTTGGGATGAGGAAGCGCTGGCCCGGCTGCTCTCAGAGTTACAGGGGGCCGGCGCAGACTTGGAGCTTTCAGGTTTTGAACAGGAAGAGATCAGGGAACTGATTGCGGCGTTGCCGGACATACCGGACATGGAGCCGCCAGTGGTAGAGGATGACTTTGACGTTAACCGGGCGATGGAGGATATCGAAGAGCCTGAAACTCAACGCGGCGACGTTTGGCAACTCGGCCCCCACCTACTAATGTGCGGCGATGCGACGGATCCGGCGGATGCAGCCCGGTTGATGGATGGGGCGTTGGCTGCGTTGGTTGTGACAGACCCACCGTACAACGTTGCTGTTGAGAGCGATTCGGCTCGCCTAGCCGAAGACGGACGAAGTAGTATAATGAACGACGATATGCCCGCAGAGGAATTTGCGGGCTTTTTGCATGCTGTCTTTCAGAACTACGCTCGAATTATGGCGCAGACGGCTGCTATATACGTTTTTCACCCATCGTCCTATCAACGAGAATTTGAGGATGCAATGAATGCAGCAGGTATCATCGTCCGCAGTCAATGTGTTTGGGTGAAGAATTCTGCATCCTTCGGCTGGTCGCAATATCGCTGGCAGCATGAGCCGGTCTTTTACGCCCATTTCAAAGGGCAGGCTCCGGCCTGGTATGGAGATCGTAAGCAGTCCACCGTATGGCGATCCGGTCTGGATGAACCAGAGCCATCAACCGTCTGGGAAGTGTCCAGAGGCGATGTCAGCAAGTACGTCCATCCCACCCAAAAGCCTTTGGAGCTGCTGGCCATTCCAATTCGTAACAGCAGCCAGCGCGGAGACGTCATAACTGACTTATTCGGTGGTAGCGGGTCGACGATGATGGCCTGTGACCAGCTCGGCCGCATCTGCCGGACAATGGAGTTGGACCCGAAATTCTGTGACGTGATTAAGAAGCGGTATCAGTCAGCTACCGGCATCGAGCCGATCCTGCTGCACCGCAGCGAACTCGCCGTATAAAAAAGGAGGACGCGCGAACGTCCTCCCCTTCGTCCAGGGTATCCCCCGGCTGAGATAGCGGCCCGCCACGCGTGGCATTTTGCAGACATCCGCTATCTCGCATTCCATATTAACGGAAAGCCGAGGGGAACAGCAATGAGAACACCATATGATAAAGACATTTTGTTGCAGCATGAGCTCGAAGTAATGGAAGGAATATTGGAATCAAAGGCGCAGTATCGCAAGATCATAAAGGCCGGCATTGCAAAGTGGGTTAAGGATTTTCAGGATGGCCGGATTGAGATCAAGACTGTGGATGACCTAAAGAAGTTGATCGAAATTGATATTGAGCTGCAGAAGGACGAACTGTGAGTTCCGGACGAACGTCACACTTTTTCCGAGATTAACATTATGAACTTTCCAACCAGCGTTTAGCCATGAATGTGCTTGTGTCCTCGTTGGATGAAGAGTATTTCCCCACCAGGTTCGGTCGGTGTATGCGGAATCTGGGAGGGGACTACCGATTATCGATTCGATCTCAGAATACGATAAATCGACTTTGACTTTTTGCTTTAGAAAATCTTCAAGGGCGGAATATTTACTCATATATTTGACCTCCTAGTTTTTGGCCTTTTTTAATTATACAACAACGTCCCGGGGGTGGTGGTAATGTAATGGCTAGAGCACGTAGTCCTGAACGGGACGAGGCTAAACGAATGTGGCTCGAGAGCGGAGGAACGATGAAGCTTAAGGACATCGCTGCCGCTCTTTCTATTCCGGATAACAAAGTTAGAAAGTGGAAGACTCTGGACAATTGGGATGCAGAGCTCAAAGGGAGCGCTCCACTTGAAGGGAAAGGGAGCGCTCCACGTCGTGGTGCTCCAAAAGGGAACAAAAACGCTGTAGGCAACCGTGGCGGCGCTCCCCCCGGAAATCAAAATGCGAGGGGGAACCGTGGCGGACCTGGCGGGCCGCCGGGTAACAAAAAGGCGGTCACCACCGGCGAATACGAAACGATTTGGTTTGATTCCCTGGAAGAGGACGAGCAGGAACTTCTTGAACAGGTTGATACTGATCCGGTTCAGCAGGCCAACGAAGCCATTTTACTGCTCTCTATCCGGGAACGGCGTATGTTGCAGCGAATACGTCGGCTTATGGAGGGGCTAACTGAGAAACAACGTCGTGTACTATGGGAACTTAAGGGGATTAAGGAAGTAATGACGGTTCATGACGAACGTACAGGTCAAACAAAGACTATTCCGATCACCAAACATCAGCTGGTTGAATCAGAGATCGAGGAGACGGAGTATCGTGCGATCGACGATATTATAAAGCTGGAGGAGGCGCTAACCCGTGTCCAAGACAAGAAGCTGAAGGCGATTGAGTTGAAGAACAAGCTGATCGCGATAGACGAGGAGAAGCAAGTTCGGACGGCCATCCTGCAGATTGAACTCCAGAAACTGCAGGGAGCTGAGGGGGCGACGGCGAGCTGGACGGATGCGTTGAAGGAGATCGCGGAGCGCCGTCGTGCGAGGGTGATTGGCTATGAGCGTTAAGCCATACAATGTTGTCTCTGACCTCATTACCCTCATCGATATTTACTGGGATGACCCCGTGGCATTCATCCAGGATATCTTGATGGCTGAGCCTGATGACTGGCAAGCCGCGGTCCTTTATGACATTGCACATCATCCTTTGGTGAGCGTGCGGTCCGGTCAGGGTGTGGGCAAAACCTCACTTGAAGCCTGGGTGGTTATCTGGTTCCTTTGTTGCCGGCCTAACCCGAAGGTGGTTTGCACCGCACCGACGCGGCAGCAGTTGCATGATGTGCTTTGGGCAGAGGTCGCCAAGTGGCTCGAAGGGTCGATGGTCAAGAATCTGTTGAAATGGACTAAAACCAAGATTTATATGATCGGCCACGAGGAGCGTTGGTTTGCTACGGCACGTACGGCCACCAAGCCTGAAAACATGCAAGGTTTCCATGAGGACTACATGCTGTTCATCGTTGACGAAGCTTCTGGTGTCGCGGATCCGATCATGGAAGCGATCGACGGCACGTTATCTGGTCCGGAAAATAAATTATTGATGTGCGGAAACCCGACTCGAACGAGCGGGTATTTTTATCGCTCGCATCATCAAAACCGGGCAGATTTCAGAACGCACAAGGTTTCTTCCCGGGACAGCAAGCGGACCAATCGCAAGAACATTGAGCGCTTGGAAAAGCAGTACGGAAGGGACAGTGATGTGGTTCGGGTTCGGGTTGATGGGGAGTTTCCCCGCGCGGAACCGGACACCTTCATTCCCTTGGAATTGGCCGAGGCAGCCGCCATGCGTGAAGTGTACATCCGGGCAGACGGGGAGCTTGAAATACCGGATGCGGAGCCTCTTGAAATCGGCGTTGACGTTGCTCGCTTTGGTGACGACGAAACGGTCATTGTGCCGCGAGTCGGCCTACTGGTCCCCCTCATCAAGACGTACACCAAGAAGGACACCATGGAGACTGCCGGATGGGTCATCAACTTGGCCAAGGAGCTGATGTTGAAATACGGGCGCCCGCGTTGCACCGTTAAGATCGACGATGACGGCGTTGGGGGCGGAGTCACCGACCGGATTCGGGAGGTGGTTCGCGAAGAAGGCTTGTTTATCGACGTGATCGATTGCCACAACGGAGGCAAGGCCGACGATCATGATCATTACGATAACTGGGGGACGGAAGCCTGGGCGAACGTCCGAGACTTGCTGCAGGCTGGTGAAATCCAGATTCCGAACGATGAGGACCTGATTGCCCAGCTTTCAACTAGGAAGTACACGGTTACGAGTAAAGGCCGTGTCATTTTGGAATCAAAGAAAGACATGAAAAAGCGGGGCCTCCGATCACCAGACCGGGCGGACGCGCTTGTTTTGGCATTCGCAAAAACCGGAATGGTCATTGATCCGGCTGCGGCCGGCTTGTTGAGAGGAGGGAGAATATATGGCTAATGTGTTTGGTAAGATCGCGGGTGAGATGTCCCGGCTGCGTGGTGGGATTGTAAATCTGTTAAATGGATTTGGGTGGAGTCTGTACGGCGGTATGTTCGGCGGGACTTACACGCTGGACACTACCAGAGTAGATTATAAATTTGCACGCGAGCTTTATGATAACACCGCCGAAAATTATAAACTGGGCGCTGGTTTCGCCAAGAAGATCGTAAATGCTGCAGTTGGTTTTATGGGACTGCCTGACGTAAAGAGCGCTGACGAAATGGCCCAGGAACGTCTGCAGGAGTTTTTCAAACAGAACCGAAGCAAGGCGCAGCGAACGCACTTGAATGCGATTCGGGAAGGGGATTGTTTCGTTTGGCTGACTCGGGAAGGCAATGGCGATCCGCTCTATCCTGAAGATCGGAAACGCATCGTGTACAACATCATCCCTCCGGAACAGGTCAAGGGTATTAACAGGGACCCCATAACCGGGAGGGCGATCGAATACATCCTGGAGTCAACAAGCGAGTGGACAGACGATTCAGGGGCAAAACGTCGGGCTGTGATTAAGCAGCGGATCAGCGCGGAACGCCGAAAAATTGAGATTGAGGGCGATAAACCGCCGGAACTGGAAGAGGGGGAAATACTGAATCCATGGGGGTTCATCCCGATCATTCATTTCAAGAACGAAACGGATGAAACTATGGCATTTGGTAAATCGGATCTCGAATCTGTTGAACCCTTCTTTAAGATTTACCATGACGTGTTTCTGCATGCTGTTCAGGGGTCCAAGATGCACAGCACGCCGCGGCTTAAATTAAAGCTCAAAGACGTCGCGGCATTTCTTCGGAACAATTTCGGCGTCAATGACCCTGCTGATTTTGCAAAAAAAGGCGGGACCATTAACCTCAATGGTCACGAATTAATACTTCTTCAATCCGAGGAGGATGCCGGCTTTATCGAGGCGAAGTCTGCTACCGGGGATGCTACTACGCTATTGGAGTTTATTTTCTATTGCATTGTTTCTGCGTCTGAAACGCCTGAATTTGTGTTTGGCGTCCATACGCCGTCTTCATTGGCTTCAACGAAGGAGCAGATGCCGGTCTTCATACAGAAGATCGAGCGGAAACGTCAAACGTTTGCTGATTCATGGCAACTCATGTGCCGCATGGTCCTGGCCATGATTTCGCAGGCCGAGAATATCTCATTTTCCACGTATGAGACAGATCTGGTCTGGGAAACAATCGATCCGCGGGACAGCAAGGACGTGGCCACGGAGATTAAAACGATTGTTGAGGCGCTCGATAAGGCACTTGCCGGCAGATTTATATCACTTGAGGCTGCAGTTGATTTCCTTAAAGCTTGGATCGATACGATGCTGGATTACGAATCGGATGACGAGGAAATCCCAGGCGAGAAGGCTCGAATCGTCCAGACCGCCCTATTCCTTTCGCGACTTGAGGACGGAGAAGGACTGGATAGAGAAAAAAGGGAGCTGGAGGTGTAGTCCGTGGCAGATGAGTTCTCCGCGCAGCGACTCCTGGAACAACTGAAATTGATCGCCGGACCGTACGCTCACTTTGCCCTGGCCGCACGTAAAAAATATGTCGACCTTCGGCTGCGTCAGGACCAGGCGGTCCGCAGTATATTTATTCGATCTGCCGATAAAATCGCCAAGGAGATTCGCAGGCTTAAACGTCTGGGTACTGGCAGCGAGATGAACATGCGATACCTGGTCGCGTTACGAAACTCACTGAAGCAGTATGGTATCGGCGAATCACTCACGGAGCTGCTGCAGAAGGACATCATTAAAGCTGTTGAAGCGGGCTCCACCTATAGTATGGAAGTGACGATGGACCAGATCAGCAAAACTAAGCTGGCTAAGGCGCCATTGCAGCGTTCATTTTTTCGTGTTAACGAGCGGGCGGTTGAAGCGGTCTGGGCACGTACTCAAAACGGGCTCCACCTCTCAGACCGGATTTGGCAGAAAGACCAGAAATATCGGATAGCCATGAGCGAGATTATCCAAGACGGCGTTGCCACCGGTGAGGACCCGGTTGAGACTGCCAGGCGGTTGGAAAAATACGTACGTCGCGGCCGGAAGACGCTAGCTGTTGACTATCCTGAGATGATGGAGCGAATGGGAAGTCGGATACCGCAGGATATTTCCTATGAGACTCTCCGACTCGTCCGGACGGAAACGGCTGCCGCCTTCGGGGAAGGGACGATCGCTGCGGCGTCGGTTTCGCCGTCCTATACCGGCATGAAGTGGGTTTTATCCGGATCGCATCCGGTACCGGACATTTGCGACGAGTTGGCGAATGCCGATCATGGTCTAGGAAAAGGTGTTTGGCCGCCCGGACAGGAGCCGCCGATGCCGGCACATCCAAATTGCCTATGTGTTTTGATCTCAGTCCATGAGGACACGGACAGCTTTATGCGCCGTTTGAACGAATGGTCCAAAGACCCGAAGAAGCACCCGGATTTGGAAGATTGGTACACGAACATATATTCCGCAGTGGAATAGATTTCCTTGTCGTAGTGAGTTATTATATAGTCGTATTTTCTATTTTAGGAGGTATGTTTGTGTCGGATAAGGGTGGTATAGAGTTTGAGTTCCCGTTGATACCTACTGCAGAAGAGCTTCGTCAGATGTGGAAAGATCGAACTAGGGAAAAGCTGTTCATCATAGATGGAACAACGAAAGATATGAAGGAACACCTCAGTAATAAGGGTTGGGACAAGGTAACCATCGCTGTTATTCCTGTTTCAGAAGCACATGAAGTCGAGGAGCATAAGGAAATTGAACTAAATGATTTTCACTTTAGCCACCTTGGAGTGTCTGGTGAAGGCATGCTTATTAAGGATACCGATGAAGTTGTAGCATTCCAAAGTCATTACAATGTCATGGCCAATATGGTTGGACGGAATGATTCGGAAATTACTGATTCTCCGGAATATGGGAGGTGCACAATAACAGTAACGAAGATAGAGGAGTCGCTCAAATGAGCGGCTTTTTCTTTTGCCTCTGAAAGGAGTGAGACGATTTGAAGGAAGTTATTTTGACGGAAGAGGAGCTGCGCGCCAAATGCGCCGAATGGCAGAAAACCCTTCGGCTTCAGGATTGGATTGTAGTCGTTGAGATTAAGCGAGGCAGGGACATGCCAATCCATAATGTGTGTGGGTCGTGTTCGTGGGAACTAACACAGAAAATGGCTGCAATTAGTATTCTTGATCCGATCGATTACCCACCAGATGCAATTGCACCTAATGACATGGAATTAACACTAGTTCACGAATTGCTTCATCTTCATTTTTGTTCACTTGAACCAGATGGAGCTAGTGTTGCAGGGGAACAGGCCATTGAGTCTATT